AGAGCGTCTGGCAATCCGGGGTCCGCGGCCCGCGAATCATACTATGGGCAAGACCCTACTTTCTTTGAAACTCTTTCAAGCGATTACGGATATCCGCTAGTTCAAGACCCTATTGACGGGCCAAATCGTCATGGTCGGCCAGCCGGTCGCCAAGATTTGCCTACTCCCCAAGAACTGGCGGACGCCCGTGGACACGCCTTGGGTAGTGGTATGGTGGCCATGGACTACGGCCCAAAGACCGCGATGACGGTTGGGAACCTTGGTGAAGATGTAGGTTTTTCTGATCGCAGACATCGTGCGATGGACAAGCGTAATAACGCTGTAGGAATTTCTTTATTTAAACAAGCTGGAATAAATGCTACACCAGAACAACTAACTAAGATGGTTGATGCTAAGATATTTCAGCAATTAGAGGCAATAATGAACAGACCTGCGAATGAACGTAGGTTTAAGAGTGACAAAGAGGCGGACATGGACTTATATTTCCCGCGTGACTCTTATGGTTACTTTGTCTCAGATCATTAGGAGCGGCAATGGCAAATGGTAAACCAAATGCAGGATTGATGGATGTACCATCGCAGTTAGACACGGACGATTTAGCGGCTGAAGTAGAGCTTGAGTTGCCTGATAGTTCCAATGTCGTGATGGCAGACATTGAAGCGACTGACGTTGGTTCCATTGAAATCAGCCCAGAAGATGACGGCGGTGTCATTATAGATTTTGATCCGCAGGATCAGCGTGGTGTCAGCGATGATTTCTATGCAAACTTGGCAGAAGAGATACCGGACAGGGAACTGGCGCGTATTTCGAGTGATTTGCTAGGTGAGTTTGATGCCAACAAGGCGAGTCGCCAAGAGTGGGAAGATGCTTACACTAACGGTCTGGAGCTTTTGGGCTTTACTTACGATGAGCGTACTCAGCCTTTCCGTGGAGCCTCCGGAGTAACCCATCCTTTGTTGGCGGAAGCTGCTACGCAATTCCAAGCACAAGCATTTAATGAATTGTTACCTGCTTCGGGGCCCGTGCGCACCGTAGTAATGGGTAAGGAAACGGCTTCTAAGACGCAGCAAGCGTCGCGTGTACGTCAGTTTATGAACTACTACATCACAAATGTGATGGAAGAATACACGCCTGACATGGATCAGATGCTGTTTTATCTCCCGTTGGCGGGTTCTACGTTTAAGAAGACGTATTTTGATGAAACACTAGGTCGTGCGGTATCTAAGTTTGTACCGGCAGAGAACTTGGTTGTTCCTTATGAGACCGCGGACCTCGAAACATGTCCTAACATTACGCAGGTTGTGCGCATGTCGCTCAACGATTTGCGTAAGCGGCAGATTGGCGGCACGTATTTAGACGTTGAAGTGCTGCCTGCACAGAAAGAAATGTCTGATCTTGATGGTGAACTAGACCGCATTGAGGGTCTGGAGCCTAACCAGATTGATTATGACTGCACAATTTTAGAGTGCCACGTAGATTTAGACCTAGAAGGTTACGAGGACTTGGATGAAGACGGTGAGCCCACCGGCATCAAGATTCCTTACGTGGTAACAATATCCGAAGATAACGGGCAGGTATTGTCTGTAAGACGTAACTATCGTGAAGATGACGAGCTACGCAAGAAGATACAATACTTTACCCACTTTAAGTTTTTACCCGGATTCGGGTTCTATGGTTTAGGTTTGATTCACACTATTGGCGGTTTGTCACGAACTGCCACGGCGGCGCTGCGACAGTTGATCGACGCTGGTACGTTGTCCAACCTCCCAGCAGGCTTCAAGGCCCGCGGACTACGGATCAGGGATGACGACGATCCATTGCAGCCCGGTGAGTTCAGAGATGTGGACGCACCCGGAGGGGCAATACGTGACAGCCTTATGCCGCTGCCATTTAAAGGGCCTGACCAAACCTTATTTAACTTACTTGGTTTTGTTGTAGAGGCCGGTCAGCGTTTTGCGACGATCACGGACCTCAAGGTTGGTGACGGTAACCAGCAGGCTGCCGTTGGCACAACTATTGCTATGATGGAGCAAGGCACTCGTGTGATGAGTGCGGTCCATAAGCGCTTACATTATGCGATGAAGCAAGAGTTTAAGATTCTTGCGCGTGTGATGTCAGAAAGTTTGCCACAGCGGTATCCGTATACGGTGCCGGGTGGTGACGAAAGAATTATGCAGGCGGACTTTGACGGTCGTGTTGATGTCGTACCGGTAAGTAATCCTAATGTATTTAGCCAAGCACAGCGTATTGTGATGGCTCAGACTAAGCTGCAACTAGCGACGCAAGCACCGGAACTGCACAACTTGGCAGAAGTGTTCCGAGATATGTATGAAGCGTTAGGCGTGACCGACATTGATCGGATCATGAAGTCTGTACCGGAAGAAGAGCCTAAGCCTATTGATCCTGCGCAAGAGAACATTAATGCGTTGGATATGCTTGAGCTACATGCTTTTGAAGGTCAGAATCACCAAGCGCACATCACGGCTCACTTGGTATTTGGTGCATCGCCTATGGTTGGTGGTATGCCACCGGTTGCTATGTCTTTGCAGAAGCATGTTATGGAACACGTGCAGATTGCTGCTAAAGAGCAAGCTGCTGTTGCTTATTTACAACAGATGCAGCAGAAAGGCGGACAGCCTGCTACTGATGATGAGATGCTAGAAATCGAAAGAATGACGGCGCAGTTTGTAGCTGAAGGCTTGCAGCAAGTGAAAGAACTGTCTGGCCAGTTGTCTGGTGCAGGGGCCCCTGATCCGTTGGTTCAGCTTAAAGAGCAAGAGCTACAGATTAAGGCTCAAGCCGATCAGGCGGATCAAGCGATTGACCAAGCCAAGGTACAATTGGATGCACAGAATCAGCAGATGCGTGGTTCACAGTTTGACCAGCGTCTGGCGTCGCAAGAGAAACAAACACAGGCTCGTATTGATGCAGCGATGCAACGTGAGCTATTAAAGAACCGAGGAGGTTAAGATGAAAACAGTTGTTAAGGTCAACGGTTCCGCACCAAAAGACGGACCAAAGCCAGTCGAGTATGCACAGATTGATAAGCAGGGTCGTATTCCATACGGCAAGACTGCTGAAGCGCCATATTCAGATAAGCGTATGGAAGCGGGCAAAGGTCCGGGTTCCAAGCTTACTGCACGTGGTATGGGTGCTGCTAAGAAGGGCGGAAGCTATATAGGTTGTTAAGATGCCGTTAAAGAAGGGTAGTAGCAACAAAACAAAGAGCCAGAACATCAAGAAGTTGATGGACGAAGGCTATGAACAAAATCAAGCAGTTGCTATTGCTTTGTCTAAGGCTGGGGAAACGCCTGCCAAGCGTATGGCACGTGGCGGAATGGTAAAGGGTTTTAGCCCAATTGCGCGGCCACAACGTTTTCAAGGAGTTTTCTGATGGTCGATTTTAGTAAATTTACAGTTGGTGGAAGCAGACTAAGGGCTCTGCCTGAAGTAATTATACCGCCGGTTAAATCTTTGCCGCCTGTAAAGCAAGCACCAATAAAGGTAACGCCTCCAGTAAAACAAGCACCTTTGCCTGTTCCGCCGGTAGACACGCCTATTCCTTTACCGCCTATCTATCAGTCTCCGCCGATTATTCCACAACCTGCGGACCCTTTGCCGGGGCCTGCGCCAGAGCCCATACCAACACCTTTGCCGACACCGATACCGCCTGTAAAGGACCCTGTGCCGCAGCCAGTACCCGTGCCGCAGCCCATGCCTATTCCGCAACCGGCTCCTGCTCCAGTACCCGCACCGGCTCCTGCTCCAGTACCCGCACCGGCTCCTGCTCCAGTACCGACGCCTTTACCGGTTCCACAACCTATGCCGACACCTCCTCCGGCGGCTGTGGCACCCCCGGCACCTATATTGCCCCCGGCACCGCCTGAAGCGGTCACACCACCGCCGGTACAAGTGCCTCCCCCACGATTTGTTGAAGAAGGTATTGGTACACTACCGCAAGCGCCTGTATTACCTCCGGCCCCGCCTGTAGTACCACCAACACCTCCGGTAGAAGTGCCACCGCCGGTTATGTCTACTGAACCAATAGGACTTCCAGCGGACTTCACTGTACCCGATGACATTCTTTCGCGTGGAACGGTAGGTCCTGTGGCACCACCTCCTGTGG